AGTCACATGGAATTTGAACCATCCTAAACATTCCGATTTGGAATGGACAATAAAAGGCCCAGGCGAAACAGAATATGTAAAGACTAAAACAATGCCATTTGAATTATCAAAAGATATAAAATATAATAAGAAGAATATTAGTAAATATAGAAGTGAATCAAACTTAAATCAATTTTTTAACTAAAGGAGAACATGGATTCAAAAGAAGTAATAGATCATAGAAAATTTGTAAATAGTGTCACCTCAGAGGCAACTGTTGATAGTGACGCCTTCGTGAATCACCTAATAAAATTTCAGGATGGAGATCCGACATGGACAGAGCTTCAAAGATTACTTACAGGAAGTATTGGTATCTGTTCTGAGGGTGGAGAACTTTTAGACTTGGTAAAGAAACTACTTTTTCAAGGAAAGGAACCTACACCAGAACTGAGAGAAAAAATTAAACTTGAACTTGGTGATGTAATGTGGTATGTACAACAAGTACTTATTTGGGGAGATTGGAGCCTAAATGAAGTCCTTGCAGAAAATACTAAAAAATTAAGTGGCAGATACCCTGAAGGGTTTTCTGTTGACAAATCTGAAAATAGAGAGGACTAGTGGATTTATCAAAATTTATAAAGGAGTCAGGAAATGAATATGCCTCAATCGTGGAAGAAGGTGTGGCGGCTGGTGATGTTCATAATTACATCAACACCGGCTCTTACTTGTTTAACGCTCTTCTTTCTGGTAGTCTGTTTGGTGGACTACCTTCTAACAAAATTACAGCTCTTGCAGGAGAAACTGCAACAGGAAAAACGTATTTTGCACTAGGTATAGTTAAACAATTTTTGGAAACAAATTTAGATGGTGGAGTTTTGTATTTTGAATCTGAATCTGCAATTCCAAAAGAATTGATTGTACAGAGAGGGATTGATCCTAAAAGAATGGTAATACTACCAGTAGTGACCATTCAGGAATTCAGGACACAAGTACTTAAATGTCTGGATGCATATCTTGCAGAAGATGAACAAAAACCAATGTTGATTATATTGGATTCTCTTGGAAATCTGTCAACTACAAAGGAACTGGAAGATACTGCAGCTGGTGCAGAAACCAGAGATATGACAAGAGCACAAATTATTAAGGCCACTTTTCGTGTCCTGACTCTCAAGTTAGGAAGAGCTAATGTACCATTAATAGTGACCAATCATACCTATGATGTTATAGGTGCATATATGCCGACTAAGGAAATGGGTGGTGGTTCTGGTTTGAAATATGCAGCCAGTTCTATCATTTATTTGTCCAAGAAAAAGGACAAGGAAGGAACTGAGGTTATTGGAAACATTATCCATTGCAAGACTCAGAAATCCAGATTGACAGTTGAAAATAAAATGGTTGATGTTCGATTGGGTTATCATTCGGGAATTGATAAGTTTTATGGATTGTTAGAATTTGGTGAAAAACATGGAATATTTAAAAAGTCTGGAAATCGATATGATATAGATGGCACTATGTTGTATGCAAAATCCATATATTCAGATTCAGAAAAATATTTCAATGATAAAATTATGGAACAATTAGAAGAAGCTGCGAAAAAGGAGTTTTTATATGGAGAAGTGGATAAAGACATATCCGAAGATGTTCAGTAAAGAAGAATGTGCTGGACTTATAGAATGGTTTGAAATTCTGGATGAAAGTAATCAATTAGTACAAACTAAACTGGAAGGCCATCGTGAATTTGATGAAGTAAATTTGAATAATTTTCGGGAACAAACATTGAAAATGCAATTAGATGTTTACAAAAGATTCGATGATATTTTAGAAAAATACAAAAAAGATGTTAAAATTCATGAAAGGGCCTTACCAGAAAAATCTGCATGGGAAGAATTACGAATCAAACGGTACAAAGCTGGTATTGGTAATTTCTTGGATCATGTTGATACAGGGGATTCTATTTCTGCAAGGCGCTTTCTTGTATTTTTTGTATATCTTAATGATGTAGCTGAAGGTGGAGAAACAGAATTTCCAACTTTAGACTTGCAAGTTTCGCCGGTATGTGGTACAATACTAGTATTCCCTTCATTATGGACATTTCTACATAGGGGGAATATTCCCATATCAAACGACAAATATATTTTAGGGAGTTATAAACATTATGTCTGAATATACACCAATAGAAACAGTAAAACATTCATCAGTAATTCGTGAAGGTGATGAGTCTGGCCTCAATGCTATTCGTATTGATGAAGGTAAATTTAAAGGATTGGTTTATCTTTACGAGGATGTAGTGATGGGAGAAGAAACAAAAGAAGGTGGCATGAATCTACATTTCACCATAAAACACGCAAAGTGGGAAAACACAAACCATCTAGATTATGAAAAAGAATTCCAGCAAGTGGCTGGTGATATTTTAGTATCATGTCTAGAAAAAGGACTAAAGGAAGATAATGAATTTGAAATCATCTACAGAGACAATGATACTAGGTCACTTGATGACCAACGAAGAGTACGCAAGGAAAGTCTTACCATTTCTGAAGATTAAATATTTTGAAGGTAATGACCATCAAATAGTTTTTGATGAAATATATAAATTTGTAGATAAGTATAAAAACATACCGTCTAAAGAAGCAATAGAGGTAGAAATAGATCAACGGAAAGATCTTAATGAGGATACATGGAAATCTGCTCAAGAATTATTAAAAAATCTGGCACATGAAAAGGTCGAACAAAAATGGTTGGTCGAAACCACAGAACAATACTGTAAAGACCGAGCCCTCCATCTTGCCGTCTTGGATGGAATCAGCATTATTGGTGGGAATGATAAAGATAGGGATACTTCTAGCTTACCTGACATTTTGTCTGATGCTTTGTCTGTTAGCTTTGATATTTCTATCGGTCATGACTATATTGATAATGCCGCAGATCGTTTTGCGTTTTATCACAGAAAAGAAGAAAAGATTCCTTTCGATCTTGAGTACTTCAACAAGATAACAAACGGTGGACTTCCCAACAAAACCCTAAACATTGTAATGTCTGGTACAGGAGTAGGTAAGACCCTATTCATGTGTCACCATGCTGCAAATGTTCTTTTGAGTGGATATGATGTTCTGTACATTACTTTGGAAATGGCAGAAGAACGGATTGCAGAAAGAATAGATGCAAACTTAATGGATTTGACCATTGATGAATTGCATGACCTACCTAAAACAATGTTTGATACTTCAGTTGACAGTATCAGAAAGAAAACTCAAGGAAAATTAATTATTAAAGAATATCCTACAGCATCAGCTCATGTAGGACATTTTCGTTCATTATTAAAAGAATTGCTTATCAAAAGACGATTCTCCCCTAAAATTATTTTTATCGATTATTTAAACATTTGTTCATCTTCCAGATTCAGGTCAGGTTCAAATGTTGGTTCTTATTTCTACATTAAGGCTATTGCAGAAGAATTACGAGGATTCGCAGTTGAGAACAATGTACCACTTGTTTCTGCAACTCAGGTGAATAGAACTGGATTTACCGCATCTGACTTTGGATTGGAAGATACAAGTGAAAGTTTTGGACTTCCATCCACCGCTGATTTCATGTTTGCACTCATACAGACTGAAGAATTAGAGGAACTTAATCAAATACTGGTAAAACAACTTAAAAATCGATATAATGATCTAACCAAAAACAAAAAATTCATACTTGGAATAGACAGGCCAAAGATGAAACTATATGATGTTGAACAACAAGCACAGAATAATTTAGTCGATTCTGGTCAAGAAAATCCTAAATCTCAACAAGTAGATACAGTAAATTGGAAGTTCTAATATTATAAATACTACCAGAGGGGGCTTCAGGGAACATACTGGAAGAAGATTCTCAGAACCTTCCAGGCATGAATGCGCCCCTCACACTATATTAACATGGGAATTTGAAACAACCTGCCTTATATTGTCCACAATTCCCCCTATTATATCTAAAAATGCAAACATTTAAAGGATACCTTTCTGAAGAACAAGAATTACTCACCGAAGCTTCCACAAAAGATGCAACTGCAATGGAACAGGCAATTTGTGTTGGTTATAATATGCTTTATATTGATG